TGATCTCGCTTTAGACGTGAGTAATTACAGCGCTCAAATTGGCTCATGGGTTTTCGATGGGGAAGATGGCTTAACTGACACTGGCGGAATTCTCACAACCTCAAAAGTTATTTCTAGTGTTTACAATTTTCAAAACGGGACGAACGCTGCCTTAGTTACCGACTATGCAGGGGGATATAGCGCGTTAGATGGTTCGAACAATACCATGTGGCAAGTTCAAACTGGAAATAAGCAAGCCTGGTTTGGAGCCGCTCCAGTAACTCAGCCCTCAGGAGACGTGGGAGCGGGGCTCGTGAGCCTTGGTTTATTCAGCTCAGCGACAGTAAACCCTTCGGTCACGATGACGTCCAATACCACGGCTACCGCGACCTTTAACACCTCAAATAACGATGAGACGATTTATGACACCTCGACCACGCTGCTCACAGCGCTGACAATTGCCCTTCCATCGACCACAAGAGTGGGGCAGATTCTTCGCTACGTCTCAAATCGAACCGTGACAACGACTACAGTCACCGGCACCGTTGCGGTTGGGGCTAGCCCAACGTTAGCTCAAAACACAGCCATCGCTTATCAGGCTATCAACACAACAGGTTCATTTTTAAGAATTCAATAAAGGAGTGTCATGAGAAAATATTTCCTAACATTAGGACTGATCACTAATATCGCAGTCGCCCAGATGCTTCCTTCGTGCCCAGCCACAAGTGCGAGCACGCTGGCAATTCAACAGAGCTGCCTTGCGAATCAGGTTCAGCAGGGGGCTGCTAGTATGAAAGCCCTCATAGTTTCTAGCGCTCTTAGACAATATAATGCCGTGTGGAAGAATAAGCTCTTAACCCCTGCCAACGCCTGGGCCGCACTGGTTGATCCCTCGAGCGGCACACCCTTTGCCTGCAAGCTTCACACCGCATACATAGCTTTAAGCTCCTTTGTTAACGCTCAGGTATCCGGGTCTCTTCCGGCTGAGCCTTGCTCGGTCGCCTGTAACTCAGATGGCACAGTAACTTTGAGCTGCCCGTCGCCATGAAGCCATCTGATTTTTCATCTGATCAAGTTGAACAAGTTCTTAATAACTTATGACTCAAGATGCTTTAATCCTTATTTCTCAAAATGCCATAAACCAATCTAATTTAAATGCCATTGTCGTTTCCCAAGGAGATTCCCCTACGCTTGGACTTGTGGCTATGGCCAATGGATCTCCCTTTAATCTTACGGGAGCTACTTTTACGACGTTTATTACCGAGCCAAATGGCAGCGGCGTTTACTCAATCCCAAACTCCCAACATACGGCTAACGCTGATCAGGTCAATAATACAGGGTTTTTCATCATAGCCCTCCAAGCTGCCGATACTGAAAGCTTAGGGCTTGGACCTAATAAGGAAATCCTTACTGAGGCCGTGATTAGCGGTAACACTTACTATTTTCATGGTCTAGGTATCCTAACTGTTTTACCAAACGTGCCACTCCAATGACACCTCGCGAAGAAGAACAAATTAATACCGCTACATTAGTTTTAACTATCGGTCTTTGTATTTTAGCCCTATTCTTAATGTCTAGCTGGTAATAGTTTTTTTGGGGGTAAGGGCATGAAGAATGGGCATCTTCTTGATCATTTTTATATAGTTGCGGTGATTTCAAATCCTGTAAGATTTAAAAGCCGATATGCTCTTTTCCTTGATTTCGAAAAGCGCATGGAAGCCACTGGCTCAAAACTTATTGTGGTTGAAATTGCACACGGTGATCGTTCATTTGAAGTCACATCAAAAGAAAATCCAAATCATATTCAATTAAGATCCGATCAAGAAGTATGGCAAAAAGAGGCTATGATAAATGTTGCCGTAGCAAAGATTATTTCCATGGACCCCAAAGTCGAAGGGATTGCATGGATTGACGCTGATATATCATTTGTGCGACCTGATTGGGCTCTTGAAACCATGCATGCCCTTCAACACTATGATGTAGTTCAAATGTTTGATTCAGCAATTGATTTAGGTCCTAAAGGAGAAGCTCTTCACACACACAAATCCTTTGGATGGGTTTATCTTCATGAAGGACGTCTATCCCCTAAATGGAATAAGGAATACACATTCCCACATCCAGGCTTTGCATGGGCCGCCACAAGAAAGTTCTTTGATACGGTCTGCGGTCTTATGGATTTCGCAATTTGTGGATCGGCTGATCACCATATGGTTTATGCTCTTCTTGATCGAGTTGAAGAGACTGTTCCAGTTGGCGTGCATCCAAATTACCTAAAAAATCTAAAAATATGGCAGGATCGAGCAAAGAATCTTCAAAGAAATATAGGTTATGTACCAGGAACCATTCTTCACCATTGGCATGGTCCAAAGACTGCTAGAGGATATCAAACACGTTGGGATATAATCACAAAAAATCAGTTTGATCCAGACAGGGATATTGCCAAAGACTTCCAAGGTCTTATAAAGCTGACTGGAACAAAGCCTCAACTTCGAGACGATCTTAGACGATATTTTCGTTCGAGGAACGAAGACTCTATTGAGGTTTACTAAAGGAGCCAAATGAAACCATCGGACTTCTCAACCGCGCAAGTTGAACTTGTTCAAAACTACCTAAACAATACCAACGGAGCAGGCCTTGGAGTCGATGGAGATCCGGGCGATGAAACCTGCGGTGCTGCGATAAACTACGCTCTTGGCTTAGCCATGAAGCAATCCGCTCCTACGATAATCAATACAGCGCCAGCTCCGATTAATAATACAGTTGTCTCAATACCACCTAAGCCATTGAGTTCAAGTCGTCTCAAGGGGTTTGATGGTTATTCAGGAGATGAGATATCAAGCTTTCAAGATATGTTTAACGGTGGTGTAGTTTGGACTTATCTAAAGGCTACCCAGGGACTTGATTATAAGGATTCGGCTTTTCCTAAAAACTTGTCTTTAGCTAAAGCCTCTGGTCTTATATGCGGATCGTATCACTTTGTGAATCTTGCAGAAGATCCTATCGCTCAAGCTTCTCAATTTGTATCCTATAGCGTGTCTTCGGGGATAGGGGCAAAAGATTTTATGGTATTAGACTATGAAACCACTGATGGAGATCCTTATAGCGCTGCCGGAGATCTAATATGGATTAAATCATTCCTTGAAACCGTTAAAACTCAAGCCAAGAAACGATGCTGGATTTATTGTGGCGAGTATATCATGCAAGAGCTCATTGGCGATAATTCGTTCCTTCTCGAATATCCCGTGATTTTGGCGAACTATAATCCAGAATCTCAAATAGCGCCGCCTCCGCCCTGGAGCGCCTGGAACGCTTGGCAAACAAGTGGCAGTGGGCGCATCCCAGGAGTAAGTAACCTCGGGGATACAGACCTATTTCAAGGTGACATCAACGACTTGCAGGCCTTAATTTCCTATTGTAACGTTTAAAGGTGCGGTCCGAATACTTATGAGCTTGTCACCTTTCCCGGAAGCTTGTTCCGGAGGCTGATTTCAGCTAAGAATTGACCCAGACCATCTAGGGTTCTCACAAGGGGCTCCAGATTTGCCCTCGGCTTGGTGTATCAGACCTTGCCGGGGGTTATTTTTTTAGGATTTATACATACCCGGTCCTGTTCTTTTGATTTTATTTTTCCTATACAGCCTTGCTAATTCACTATGAACCATCGCGCTGAAAATTTCATAGGACCACTACTCGGACTGCACACCTTCCCTCTCAAGGGTTTTCAATTGCATTTACTATGCCATTTAAGGAATTAAGCTTTACCTGAAATTGATCAACCTGAGAATCGCAATTAGCCGCTTTACAAGAATTTATAATGTAGGTTGATAGTGGGGCATAACTCTCAACCGCTGGGACATAAACACTTTCAGCTTTCAAATCGCTCCATTTTTTACCTTTAAAAAGATTATTGGCATTATCTCCAATGTAAACTTCATCGCCTGACATAATGGCCACGCCGTGGCCACATTGAGGCTCTTGAATTTCATCCATACAGGTTGGACTTGGTTCCCAAATGAGGTCCGCTGTTTTAGGGTCAATAACTATGTGTTGTTCTAAATCCTCAAAAACATAAACGTTCGGCGGTTTTATCGAGCATGAGCACAATAAAAGATTAACTAGTAAGAGAAACAAGACTATTAAAAGCGCTAATTTCGTTTTGTTCATATTGTTTATATTGAGCCTGAGTTACGGTATTTGGAAGACTGTTTTTTGCATTAACCGCATCTAGGTAATCTTGGGCTTGGCTTGCTTTCTTTATGGCCGTATTCATGAAGAAAGCCATCATTACTGTTGAATTAGACAAAATACCCAAAAGCCAGCCGACCAAAGATTTATAAATGTAATTTACGAATGGTAGAGCAATCCAAGTCATGTAAGGAATGGCAATAGTTTGGGCCACAACATAAGCTGTGGCCCACGTTACAAAAGTGGATTGTAGAGTTGAAACCAGGTTGGTTATATCTACAGTCCCGGGCGATTCATCCAATTAGACAGCGCCCGATGCAGCTTCAACAACACTTACAATCATTCCTCCAATAGAGGCCTCAGTGGAACCTGCAGGAATTTGAGCCAAGATTGCGCTCAAAACTAGTTTTTCAGAAATGTTAAGAACGTTCGAAACGCCAATAGCAGCATCGCCTAAGGAAACAACAAGATTTCCTCCAGAGAACGATACACTAAGAGCCACAGGACCTAATTGTTTATCTACTAAATCGACCATGTTATTTCTCCCTCTTAAAAATTTAAGAACATTATACCCAAAATGAATGGAAAGGAAACCAGTTACCCAGTTACGTGGATTCACCCATGCCATCCATGTTTTTCTAAGTCTCTAATTCTTAATTCGTGATCTTTTAAATCATTTAACTGGTTTATCTGATCAACTGAAATGTTCTCCATTTTAATGGATAAGCCCTCGACGGCTTGAGTCATATGACGAAAATCACTTCGCATCTCGCCAAATATCCAAATTACTAGAGAACAGGCTCCACAGAGTAATGCGTCTTTGGCCTTATCCCATGTCATCCATTCATTGTAATCGTTTTTCATACACCCCCCAGTGTCAAAAATTACTAATAATTTTCTTTCACGATTATCCGCCCCGAGATTGGTACTCTTATGGTTTCAGTGCTCATTGATAGTAAGGAGTGATAACAACGTATCCGCTCCCCCCGGCCCCTCCGCCATAACCACCTGCACCGGCCGTAGGACCTGTTCCGCCTGTTGCAAGTGCTACGGGATAAGTCCCAGAAGGGCTACTTAAAATGACCTTGGCCCATCCCCCGCCGCCGCCGCCGCCGGCCCCTCCATCTGATGCATAACCACCAGCACCGCCTCCACCGGCCCCACTATTGGTAACAGCCGAGACACCTGCTCCACCTCCACCAGTTCCACCGCTTCCGCGGCCAAAGAGAGGGGTTTCTCCGCCAACGCCGCCGGCCGCTTGACCGCTTCCGCCAGCCGCAGCTCCGCTTTCCCCACCTTTTGAGATAACTTGATAAGGAGAATTTACAGTCGCGGCCCCGGCCACTCCACCCGCACCAGTCGATGCAGTGCCTCCCGTACCACCTGTTGCAATAACACCTGAATAACCAAAAAGACTGAGAGTTGTAACTGATCCGCCTCCGGGATTTCCTGTGCCATTTGCTCCTCCTCCTCCGCCTCCTCCGTAAACCTCAATTGAGAGATATAAAGGGGCCGGGGATGTTGGAACCGTGTATGTCCCAATAGCTTGTTCTGCCGTAAAGGTTATGGTCGAATCCCCCGTTCCGCTGGCCTTTGTTAGAGTTCCAGTAGATGTAGGTGCGCTTGCTTGAGAACAGAACAAAAGAGTTCCAGATGAAATCGTCGATAAAACCGTATAGGTATTGCTGTTGTTTGTATAAGTCGCTCCAACTGTGGCATTCGCACTTGAGACCGTAAAAACATAACCCGTTGTTGAAATGCTGGTGTAGGGCACAGGAAGGGGAGCCGTAAACGATGCTGCCGTCCCATTCGCTGCAGCAGTGATAAGACCCTTCGCATTCACTGTAATATTGGCGTTAGTAAATGACCCGACATTAGAGTTAACCGAGGCAAGAACTGTGGAAAGGGAGCCAGCGGTTGTGGTTAAATCACCTAAGAGTGCTGGAAACTGTGCTGCCTGAAGGGTTCCCGATAATTGAGTGGCCGGAAGACTTAAAGCCGATAGCGTTGTTAGCGAGGAATTTGAAGTGGCTGTAATGTTAGCGGCGGTTCCGCTTGTATTTTGATTAAGGGTTGGAACATCTGCCGATACAATCGCTCTTGGTGCCATGACACCGCTTGATCCGTTAGGGGAGGCTAAGAATAAGTTTTGACTCTCGCTTGTTCCGGTAACAGCTAAAGTTCCGCTCGATGTAATGGGTGATCCACCAACCGTAAGCCAAGATGGAGTCGTTAACGCTACTGAAGTTACTGTTCCACTAGTCGATGGAGCTGAACTTACCCACGCACTTCCATTTGATGTCAGGACGTTTCCGCTTGTCCCAGGAGACGTTAGACCTGTTCCACCATGCCCAACTAAAACTGTTCCGCTGACATTTGTAGCGTTCCCCGTCAAAGATCCTACAAACGAAGGAGCCGTGACAACCCCTGTGAATGTAGGATTAGCCAAAGGCGCATATGTGGAAACCATGGGGGGGAGATTTATAAGATCCCAAAGAGTCACTCTTTTGGTGATATCTACCGTTGCAGAAACAAATGGTAGAGAATCATTAACACCAGTAGCCGACGCCGATTCAAGGGGAAGTTGAGAAATAGGAACGTTTGCCGAAAAGGTTTTGCTAGATATAGCTAGTAAAATTGCTAGATACTTTTTCATGGTTCTCCTTAAATTTCTTTAGAACGTTCCCCACCCTGCAATTGGAACTCTAGCCCACATACTACCCGTGATATTAATAGGCCAAGCTGCACTTCCAGTTTCGGGAACCAAAGGATCGTTTGATGTATTATTTTCTGTTCTTGCCATGGTAATTGAAGTTGCGCCCGTGGCGATTAGCATCGACATAAGCCTGGTTCCAGAGATCACGTTTTGTGTTAGCTGTCCACCGACATAAGTATTACCAACTGTTACAGAATCAATTGCAAGCCCGGATGGTAATCCAATCGAAGCATTCACTGCCGTTGGTGTTCCAATAGTAAAATTCCCACGAAGTAATAAATCAGCTCCATCCCTTGAATAATACATTTGAACCGATGTTGGAGTTCCAAGCCCAACAAACGTTGGTGTATAAGAAACCCAATTAGAGGGAATAAGTCTTTGAACCGTCTGCCAATTGGCCCCATCTGATACTATCGTTAGACATTCGTTTTGAGTATTTAACGATGTTGAAGAAGCACCATCTATTGTCTGAGAAGATGCCGTGTTGATAGAAACCGCATTAAAGCTTGAATCGGTTTTCTTTAAAACATAAGTCTGGCCTTGAATCCCGACAGCGGTGGGGAGAGTGATTGCGAATGCAGCGCTTGAAGCATTTCCTAAAATCGTTTCATCAAAAGCAGCAATGGAATAATTTGACGATACACTTCTAATTCCAGCTCCATTTAGTTGCCAATATGAAGTGTTGGTTAGAGCGTTACCAACGTTTGAATCTTGGAGAGAGACATAAACCTGTCCGGTGCCGATTGATGTCGCAAGACTCCCGGTGAAATATATGGTGCTTGAATCCCATTCTGGGACGCCGGCCTGAAAACCATACGCTATTTGGTAGGTCAAAATATTGAAAAGAGCGTTCATGTCCTCAATACAAGGAGAATTGCCGTTTGGTGTAGCAATCACAGCCTGGAACCAGCCCGCCAAGAAATTTGATAAGGACTGTGCTGTGGCGGGATTGGTCGTGAAAGCAGGAGAACCTGCAAATTTGCTTCCAAATACTGCAATTTGATCAGTTCCGGCACTTGATCCAAAAATGTTTTGAAAGATGCGTGATAATTTTGCCATTTAATCTCCTACGTTCCGTTGTATTGTAACCACGGAGTATTAAGAACAAGATTGAAATACGACTGAAATCCTGGCCCAGTAGCGTTTACCGAATAAGTGCTGAAAGTAAAAAATGGATTCGTGTAAGACGGAATAACAGTAACAGAAATTCCCACGGCCATTGGTACTGGTAAATAATTTCCAAATTGAAGAGCATATAATAGATTCGCACTTCCAAGAGATTCAACAATTGTATATGCGATTTGCATATTAGCGGAATCTGTTATGAAAACTTCTCCTGGGAAAAATGTGGTTATCAAGCTAACAATCGACGCAAGAGAACTGTTCGTTGTATTTTTAATAATCACAAACTGCATCAGAGTTAAAAAATCATCATCATCTAAGGAAACCGGGCCATTGGGGCCGTTTACTGTTCTAGAAACGCCAATGTATTTACCGATAATATCTAGCTGCGTTCCAACTGCGATTGGTCCAAGAGCTGCATTGATATTGTAAGCATTCAATATTTGGTTTGGGAGCTGATCCATTAAATAAGGAAGAACCGTTCCCTGAATCGTGGCAATCGCCTTCGGAGACGTAGAGTATTGAATGATCAGCAGGTTGGCGTAATAAGCGGCCAAATCTGCTGTTGTCATCGTGGCCATTATGTGACCACCACATTGACGTTCGTGAAGTTACCAAGTGCATCCGTCACCCGAACCACGTCGGTTCCGGATGACGACGTTCCAGCCGTATATAGGCCAGAGCTTGAATTAATTGAACCTCCACTAACGTTAGTTGCAATCGAGTAAGTGTATGTTCCATATCCTCCAAGGGCTGAGAATTGAATCGTGGCACTAGGAGCAACAGTATCGCTTGTCGGGTTCAAGATGATCGGCAGAATGATGATATCAGGAGATGTTACCGAGAACTGCATATTAAGAGCCGATGGCGTTAGAGTAGTTGTGTATGTCCCGCCGGACGAGGTTGAGAATCCGCCCCCTGTAACTAAAGTATTCGGGTCAATAGCCTGAACCGCTGCTGCAAGCGCGTTGATATTAACCTGACCATAGACTCCCGGAACAAAACTTGATGGAAGTCCCGAACGAATTGCTGCAATATTTGGCGGCGTTGTTCCATTAAGAGATGTGGCTGTGAATTTAATAAACAAAGTCTCGGATTCAACATCATCCCACAAAATATCGATGACATTTCCACCGGGTAAGGTAATAGGAAAGCTTTGAGAACCTTTCATCCCAGCCCCTGCATTTCTCTTGGTATAAATGGCATTAGCAATGGCTCCAGGAGATCCTGAACCTGCAACAATTACCCAAATCGAATGGCCAGGAACTCCATTAGCATCTGTGGTTCCCGTGGTATTTTCATAGACAAAAGCGGATGTTACGCCATTAATATTTAGAAGAGCCGCCAATAAACTTGCTTGATAGCCCTGACCTGCAATAGCTGTTGATTGTTGACGACGAATTCTAAGCGCATAGTCGGTTTCTTCGGCAATCCCTAAGGTTAAATAAGAGTTTGGATTGTTGATATTTGTAACGCCTAGAACGATAGTAACGGGAATTGTGATTGTATTTGGAACTGTGAGAACTGCTCCAGGATTTGCGGCCTGGAAAAGAAGAGAATAAGTCCCAGGACTCGCAATATTTATAGAATTTACAAGCTCCCATTGGTTTCCTGAAGAATCAGCAACGGTGTAAATAGATTGAGCGCTTTGATCTAAGCCATAGAGATTTAGGGCCTGGTTTACCGTAATCGAGACATCGGTAGTGGTGAAAGTACCGCCCATGCGCTGAATGCCGTTTATGGCGACTCTTTGGTCTAAAATGACGCCTTGGGCTTGGTCTGGATCAAAATAGGCATTCACATTCGTTACGAAGTCCTGAAGATCAAGCGTTGCTTGGATCAGGATATTCATCCATTGGCCATCTGGTGAGTCGGGAGTTAAGACAATTGATGCTCCGTAAATGGCTTGAAACGTAGCGGTATAATAGGCAAGAAGAGTTGCCTGGCTATCTGTAGTGACCCCTGTTGGCCCAATGCTGTTAGCCATTGATTAGCCCTCCCCCTTGCTCCGTGGATAGAATATCACCGGATTCGGTTAAAATGAACGAAGAGGTCAATGAAATAGGGCCAGAAACCTGTTGCCCCGTGTAGACCGTATTTACTGTATAATTCATTGTTATCTCTCGCGTAGGATCGTTTAGAGAAACATTCGAACTTACAAGGCCCGTTACACCTGTCGTATTCAAGATTGTTGACTGAACCGCAAGAGATAGAGCCAATTGAGATTTAGAGCTTAAAAAATTGAACCAATCAATCCCTTGATTTGTGGCAAAAAAGCAATCGTTTAAAACCATAAGAAGGCGGGTATCTATATTTTGAGCGACGGCAGCGCTATTAGATAAATAGTTATTGAGTCCTTGCCCAAAAGTCCAATCATGATTCGAATCTAATGATCTAACAATCATACATGACCCCAAATTAATTTATTCAAGCAAATCTCCTAACTGAGTAATAGCAGAAGCAATGTCCCCCGTGACATCAACCATTGGATTACCACCTGAGGTCATTCCTAAAATCCCATTAATCAGAGTTTGCAGGGCACCATTAAGAGTTGCAGCATTATTTATGATTGAACATTTATTCGTATTTGGATTAATTCCGACTCTTGCATTTCCATTCGTTATCAATGCTCTATTGGTATCATAGCTTTGAATTGAGCGAGCTTTTGAACGAAGGCCAACAAGGACAATACCATCCGAGAATGAGTGAAGTCTTCCCGTAGCAGGAGGTGCTACTTGGCCCGTCGCAAACCAATTATCGATGTCTCTATCGTTAAATAGAACAAGGCATTCGTCTCCTTGAGCAATGGGAAAGGTTAAATAAGCAGGGCCTCCACCCATAATTACAACCGGACAATCAATAAGAACTGGATAATTCATTGGCTGTTGAATGTATGTCGGGATTGGATCGGTTTCTGGTTGGTTGGGATTTGGGACTAAAAATGTCTTGGTGTAGTTGATAGTCGCAGTGACTGTTTGATTTTCAGAGTTAAACGATTGAACCATTCCTACTGCATGACAATTAAAATCGAAAAGAAGATTCGTGCCAAAAAGGTCCAAAACATCATGAAGACTGTAATCAACCTTGAAATAGTTAAAATTGGGAGTTGGTAGATTGCTAGCCATTAAACACCTAGACCCACAACACTAAGAGATCCCTGTCCGGACGATAGAGTAAGTTCCGTTATCGCATCTCCACAAACAGCATCGGAAATCATTCCCCTATGTTTTACTGAGATAACCTTGTATTGCTTACTAAAATCAGAATCAGCCGTTATGCTATCGAGAGTTATTAATTGGTTCATTAATACTCTCGGCTCAAATAGCATCTGGAGTCTTACAAAGAAATTTTCAAGCCAAGGAGTACCAAGTAATCCAGTGCTAGCGTTAATAAGCTCAAAATCTCCCTGGATACATTCTCCATCGTCTAAAACGTAAGCCTTGCCATTATCAAATGAAAGCCCGTTACCAGACAAATCATTTATAATATCAACTGTATTTCCACTCATAGACGTTCCACGTAAATTAACATCAGTAAAATTGTTTCCTATAGTACCGACGGTAACGTTTCCATAGGCAGGCACATTTAAAGATTTTATCAATGTTTCAAGAATTTGTTTTCTAGCAGTTCCAGATGATATTGTTATTGAGCTTTGAGAATTTGATACAGCTAAACCACAATCTCTACTAAAGATTTGGGTTATGAAATTATTACCCTCTCGAACAGAATAGGCTTGAGTCATGTTTCCTGAAAAAATCAGAGACAGCTTATCTCCATATCCAGCATACATGGTAACATTTCTATTGACCCCAATATTTGTGGAATCAAACCTTAAATCGCCTCTCGTGTCTTTTGATAGATTATAAATTCTAAATGAAGCTTCGTTTCCACTGCCAAAAGTGTTTTTTACAATATCAAATTCAAGAGTAAAGGGGGGCTGAATTTCAATCCTATCGGTAGATGTCGGATCAAGTTGAACTGATAAAAGATAATTTCTTCCGAGTTTATTGGCCACTTAAAAACTCCGCGTATTGCTGGCATTCGGCTTGAGTTAAAATATACAAGCTCGAATTACCGGAAAGAAAATCACCAACGAAACTTGGGTCAATAGCATTGTTATTTATAGAAAAACAAGCCAACCCGAATGGTAAAATATTTTGCCACTGATATAGGAGATTTGGTGAATTAACGACCTTAAACCCACTCAAAATAAATGTTCCATAGGTTAAGTTCTGAATGAACCACCCTTGGGCGACTTGGCTAAAATATAACGTCATCAATATGGAAGTACCATCTTCTAGTATTAATGTTTGGACCTGAAGAGCATTGTCTGTAAGATTCTCTATTTGAAACATATCATGCCAACATACTCGTTAGGGTGGTTGATGAGGGAATGTTCATTGGCTGAGTTCCATTACTCACAGCCGATTGAGACTGATATTGAAGCTGTCCTTGAGTGTTAGAGGAGTCAACCACGGTTCCATCTAGGATTGACTGAGTGTCAGCAAACCGCATTTGCTTAAAGCTGATTTCAAAATCAGTTATCGTATTAGTTTCAGCATCCTGTATTGCGCGAATAGTTCGAATCGCCATATTCTGAAAAATCGCCCAAGGAGTTTGAATCGTGAATAGCGTTCTTGTTATCCAATAAGAATAAAAGTTTTGGTAATATTGCTGTTGAATGGTTTGACTACCTTGCTTTGTTCCAACAAATGGATTGGCTTGACTAACATTAGAATTGCCATTGATAACATTTTCACCGCCAGCTCCAGAATTATTTAACGTATTCCATGATGCCACAACGGATGATGCTGCACTTGTCGCCGTTTGATAGGCAAAAGCGGCCTCATTGTAGGCCAGAAGAGCCGTAGCCGATAAGCCTGGAGTATAAGCTCCAATTGCTACAAGCTTTTGAGCTGCTTGTTGAAGGGTTTGAAGACCAAGAGGAGCTACATCATTTAGCTCACCAACAAACCCGTGGGTTGTTATGATGATGGGCTTTAATGAGATTTGATCCTGAATGGCTGTATTGTCTTCGATGAAGTGATCAGTAATATCGCTTTCTAGGGTTGAGGTTTGCTCCCCCTCATAGTGAAAAACAATAGCTGATTGCTGAGGACCTCCAGGAGGAGGCTGTGGTTGATATCCTACCGTTTGCTGGGGGCTAACAAATAAAAGATTCGCGGCCGATGTGATCGCACTGGTTATTGTTGACACACCTGTTGGTAAATTTGAAATCCCTACAGCCATCTTAAGCTACCTGATTTCTATTATAGCGAGGAACCGTAAGAGCGATTGCACGCTTTAATTCACTAACGGCATCTTCTGCCCCTTCAACGCCATGAATATTGACCGTTGTATTACTTGCATGATTCTGTGTTCCATGGCCGGCCACGTCTTTAATTGAATGAAGGCCTTTAAGAAAATCATCCATAAATTTCTTAGTTGAATAAGGATGAGTTTCACCCCCCGTAAATGGATTTGAATGGCCAATACTTTTTACGGATTCTATTCCCTTTTGAAAATTACTCTGTTGCGATTGAATGTGACCATTGGCATCCTTAATACCATTTCCGGTTTTATCCGCGATAGATGAGATTAAAGTGTCCATAAGTTTAAAAACACCAAGAGAATTACCTAATTCCAAAAGAGCTTTGGTTAGTTGTAAAACAACTTCAGTTACTTTAATCAAATCTTTTACAAAGCTTGGACCAAACTTCACGGTCTCATGTCCTGCGAATTTCTTTATATTGTCCCAAAGATTCAAAAGCTGAATGTTAGTTTTATCTAAAGTCGCAGCTTCAGAGGCATTAATGATATTTCCAGGCTTTAGATTAGTTAAATCGTTACTTCCTCGCATGAGTCCTGCAACAACATTTTCATCTGAGATCCCAACGCCTTTTAATATCTTTTTTAACCCTTGTGGATCATCCTTTAATTTATGAGCTAGTTCGCGTGCTTTTTCTAAAACATATACGGAATCGTGCTTCATTTTCTCAGGATCAGCACCCGTTAGGTTTTTAAATAAGTTAAACTCCCCCGAGGTTCCCTCATTAAACCGAACATCTGTAATAACGCTTTGAATTTGTTTTAGTGTGCCCAGAAGACCACTTTCTGCTCCCGAGCCAAATTGTCTAAACTCATTCTTGAGGGCTCCGATTTTATCTATGGCAATTCCGGTTTCGGTGCTGAAATTAACTAAATCAGTTCCTTCAACCAGGGACCTGCGGGCACCTTCTTCAAGAGCGGCGGTTAACGCAAGAACCGCTGCTTTCGCCTCAAGAGACATTGAAGCCAATGCTCCCATGCCATCTTTTGCGCCCTTGATTCCTTTTTCGACCACATCAGCGCCTTTAAGACCAAGAGATATAAATAATTCTCCGACTTGCACGGCTAGTCCTTTTTCCTATTAAGTTCAACGTAAGCAGATTCGTAATCACTTATGAATTTTTCGTAATGAAGGGCTTGAAGAACGGTTCTGGCATCCATATCTTCAACCTCCTTTAAAGTCCCATATCCTGCTTTCACGAGGCGAAAGTGAATGAGCACGTCCTGATCATCGACCCTTATGCGGGGCTTTTGGCCAACATCCCCCCGACTCGAGAGAACAGCGGCATAAGGGTCTTCGTAAAAGGCGTGATGTTTTCCTTCGCGACTTCAAAGCAAACTGGAACATAATCCTGTCTTGCCTCTTCTGGCTCAAATGTCTGATCCGTGATCTTTAAATTATTATAAAGAGCACGTTCCATACATTTCCATAGAGCTCCCTCAAATTTCTTTGAGGCAAGCCCTACACAAAAAATATCCTTGATAAAATTCGTGTCGATCTCGGTTGTAGCTTCCCATTTAAGGGTTTTCACCTCTTCTAAGAAAGCCTGATAAAGGGCTTTTGCATCTGAAAAGGGAGCCAAAGTAATGCGGAGTTCCGCGCCACTAGGAAGCTTCATATTAAGTTAAGACCCTAGGTGCGCTGGTGAACTTCATCATGTAGATCGAAACGCTTTGCTCCGTGTCACCTTCCACGTTACTTTTAGCCGGGATTTGCTTTTGCATAATTCCCCCCGCCAAAATGTAAGTGTCAGAGGTGATGTTTCCTGCGCCATCGCCTAATTGCTTGATGAACTCACCAATCATTAGAACGGTGCCTGCAAAATTGGCTTGTTGCTGAGAGATTAGGTTATTTAGGAAGTTATCATCGGCACTTCCCCTAATCACCCTAAGTTTAACCTCAGCCAGGTTTCCCATTTGGTTTAACCCATAAATGGCGTTCCCGTTTTTACCAATCTTAGCGTTGGCGATATCGTTTGGAAATTCAAGGGTGACACAATCCCCATCAGCCAGGTCAACGATGTTCCTGTTATTGATGATGACGGTATCAGAGCCGGTTAATGCTACAGCACTCATACTTATCTCCTTTATTGGTTCACGATCACAAGGAGCGATGCCGTTTGGATGGCTCCTGCATATTTAACTGCGACTTGGATTAACGGGGCTTCTCTAGCAATTCGGATACTCTCGGACTGTTCAGAAATGGGGCTTGAGTAAATGTAGTAACCTTGTTGTGAAATATTAGAGATAAATAGCGCCTGATTCCCAAAGAACTCAGAGCTATTCCAGGAACCTGGAGCCAAGAACCCGTTAGAAACGGCTTGTTCGCACACTTGCCGAGCTGCGTTTTTAAGCTGATACATGCCACTCTCGGTCTGTGCAATCTTGGTTGAGGTTGCCTGTAAGAGATTAAAAAGAGCGATTTGAAGCGCTCCCACAAACCATTGGATATTGTATTGATCATCGAAATAATCATTGGCACCGAAAGAGATGACCCCAGGAGTTCCATTAAGGCTTGCATAGATATCGGCTCCGGCAGCTTCTGCCAGAGCTTTAATCGCAGGAGTCATGGATGGGTCAGGTTGAATGCCTGAGAGTTGTTTCAAATTCATGGTCAGAGTTGTCAGTGATGCTGAGAAAACAACTGACAAACCACGGCCCGCATAAGCTGCCATAAACTGCAGGACCGACAAATCAGTTGAACCCCCATAATAGAGGCCTCGACTCTGTGTAAGGGTTCCACTTCTTAGGAGATCAAGCGTGCCTGCTGGTTCAATATCCGCTTCAGTGCGTGAGCCAAAGAATCCAAGAGCATTGATAGTTTGAATCACAGCGGCCGCAGCTAAAGTATCGGCCTGATCAAAGATCAGAGTTCCCATGATACCAAAGTATTGAACAAGTCCTTGGCTTCTGTTAATTGCCCCGGTTAGCGTTTCACCGGGAGTCGTGGTTGACGGCGTAACCGTAATGGCAACTGAACCTGATGTCATAAGTGAATTTGCACTCACAGTAATAAGGCTTTGGGGTCCATATAGACCATCCAGGCTAATCACAAGAGATTCAGATGCAATTGAACCAGAAACAACCACTCCCGGCACTTGAGTCCAGGCAGCTACAAGCTTTCCTTGAATAACAGAAGCCGAATCGTTCCAGTTGATAGCGGCCGAAGTATTCCCCCCAAGAGTCAGTTCAAAAGTCCCGCTCGCCGCAACTCCAGAAAGGGCCAAAGTTTGAACCGCATTAACAAATGGAATAACGACCAGGTATCCTCCATTAAGAAGAATATTTGGTTGTTGGGAGAAAATCGCCACTGCCATTTGATAGGTATTGGAATTGGTGCCGAAATCAATCCCAACTTGTTGTGGAGAGAGATAGATTTGGTATCCAAGATCTCCAAAGGTATCCGCATAAACTTCATTTGAAAAAATAGCAATGTTGCTAGTGTTGTATTCGGCAGCACCGACCGGCGCTTGTGCGACCGATACCGTTACTACTTCTGAAAAGGGTAAGTTAGCCATTTAAAATCCTCCGTTAGGCATTTGTGATCACCGTTGGTGTTGGGAAAGAACTGAAATACGGAACAGCCGTAATCTTTTGGACGAAATATTGCATGGCCACAGAGATCGCGAATCGATATGGAATCGCTGCCCCATCTATGTTTGATAAGTTTACAAAATGAGATCCGGGAGGAAGCTCGCCTATAAAGAAGCCGTTCCCTTGTTGTTGGCTTTGTGAATAGTTAGAGTTAAGAGCCATAATCACAAGTTCTTTTTGATCCCTGGCCGCAGGTCCCCTGGAGATAATGTCTAATTGAAGCTGGGCATACATATTCACCGATTGAATGGATTGTTGGGTTGAACCGTTAAAATAGTTCGTATTCCCAAACGGCTTACATGAGAGAACCGAGACAGCTACATAAAGACTTGAATCGGTTGGCTGGAAAAGCTTTTGTTCCCAAAGATAAATGTGGTTGTTATCAAGCCCCATTTGATTTTGAATGATGTCACAGAAAAGAAGAAGTGGAGTTCCAACAAAGATTTGGGCCGTTGCGATATTCTTAGGGCTGGCATTATCTGCCACTTGGATAGTGTCATAAAGCTGTAAAGGATTTGGACTAACCGCAGGGGGTGCCGTGTAGAGCCCAGTTGAGCTATTGATTGTTCCTCCGGCACCCCCACTGCGAACGGAATACGTATAAGGCGACGTCCCTCCCGTCGCCAAAAACGATGCCGTAATATTAGCTCCAACTGCTGTTTTAGATTGGGAAAGCGCGAGAGTTGTCATGGGCCGCTCCCAAGCCAATCTTGAACACAATCTAGTCTGATAAAACCATAAAGTGCGTTATCCTGACGCGCCATTACTCTGGTCTGCTTGTTTTTAAAAAGCACCACGTCATCTACCTGAAGCGTGACAACAGGATCGCAAAATATGGAAATCCATGTCCAAGCCCTTTGTCCAACCGGCAAAAGAATAAGCTGTCTTTGATTATATGGCTGAACATTGCCCCAAAAGTTAATAGGATTGGCTGTCTCAACCACTTGAAAACCAGTGACGGTTTTAACAAGAGGCTCAAATGTGAGAGATTGGTAATAGCTTTGCAGCGCGCCGCTCACGTCAGGCGTTGTTCCTGATTTAGCAAACAGCGGGAGATTCGCAGCATTAGCAATCGTGCCGGTGTTAGCCATCTTTAACCTCACTCGTTATGCTGTTTCGAAGTTGCGTGGTATCAACAAGGATCAATCCGGTGTTTGATTTGTAATTACCCTTCCATTTTGGCCATTTGCCAAAGCCACCACTTGCAAATGCGTCGCCGACAATTTTCTCGGCCACAATCCCGACTTGCTTCATCCAAACGCTAAGCTTGCCTTCGTTGATGACTTTTTTGAGATTGTCTTCATCAAATGCTCCGTAATTCTCTAAATAAGAACCAATGTTTTCTGAAATAGGAACTCTTAAGAACGAACGGATAGGCATCCCATCTCCGCCAAACTCATGTTTTGCACCGATCTCGGCATTACCGTTCACTCCGCCTCGGCGCGCATCATGAGAACCTAAAATACCAACGCGAACAGTGGGGAGCTTTCCCTTGAGGGATTTGATGAGTTGATCGAGTCCATTTGTTTTAAATTCGATATCGTCGCTCAACTTTTAGTCCTTCCCCATACGCTCATGGCTGGACCAACAATTAGAGGCCACAGTAGATTTAAATACTGAGCTCCGTAATTGGTCTTCGTGTATTGCATGAAATCAGGGTTATCGATCACCCTTTGCGGAATAGTGAATGCTTCAGAGACACCGTTCACCGATTTAGAATTTTGAGCCCAATTGTACTGACCATTCAAACCTTGCGAGCTTGCACGAAGATTTAAAACTAAGAAGTGAGCCGCAAGATATCCATAAGCGATTTGATAAGAGGTCTGATTATCCCAAAGCCTTGGGTTAATCGTTATATCCGTAAGATTGAACGCATTAATAATGTCAGCATCCAAAATAGAAACATTGGGGTCTGTCCCATACGGGAAATCCCTAATGAACTGAGTTTGAAATTGCTGAACAGTCGGTGCGACAAACAAACTTACTCCTCCCTAAAATCAATGCCCGAGGCAGATATCAGCTCCACCTCGGGCACCGAACAGAGATTAGAATCCAGCGTAATAGAGCTCAGCCGGACGATATGCCAAGACGCCGGTGAATTGGCCATAGCCAGCGTTTTGGAACATAAAGTTATCCAAGCTGTTCGCGAGGGTATTCGTGTAATCCAAGGGAATATCCATGCGAAGCGATTCTTCATCATAGTTCAAGAACGCATACATTTGGGTCGCAGCTTGTGAGGGCAGCGATCCACCTGCATTTGCAGCTTGAGCATACACAAGGGGCAAGATTTTAAAGTTCTTGTTCCTGGTGATGATTTGGAAACCTTCTTCCAAAAGTTCCAAAATCGATTTCATCGGGAAGGTAGCCGAAGCTTGCGCTGCCATGCCGTTATAATCCGATTCCGGAACGATAAAGTGGGTCGGGAAAGACGTATAGCTACAGTTAGCCCGATAGCGCTGAATCGCTAGTTGTTGGAAGGTCGAAAGGTTTGTAGGAGCAAGGCCTGACAACGGAGCGGTGATCAAAGTGGTATCGAAAGTGATTCCAGCTTGGTTTAAGAGACCAAGGCAAGAACCGTTTGATGCGTTTTGACCACGAGCGCCGAGGAATGCCACACGCTGAATCCCGAGATCCCAGTTACGTTTACGGGTTTTTTCTTTAGCCGAAACAAGATCCCAGTTTCCTGATTTAGCAGCTTGCTCCAGAGCAAAGATCGACCAACCGCAGTTTTTAGCCCAGTTGTTGACCTTGATGTTCAGAGCATCAACACCGGCATCACCCACGCTAAGACGCGTGTTCGAATCGCCTGAGTTGATGATACCGCTTTCGAATTCGTCAGCGATGTCATAGCTACGGAACGTGGTCAGGTTAGAACTCCAGGTTCCTTCACCAACACGAATCGGAAGATAGTCGGCCGGAGCAATTTGGTAGAGCTTTTGCTCAGAGACTTTCTTAACGATTTGGGTCAGGGTTGTGATGGCAACTTCATATCCAAGAGAGTTCTTGATATGACGTTCCCAATAGTTAGCCACATGGGCTTCTCTTTCGTTAAGGACGATTGGTGCGCCCTTAGAGTTTGTAATTACGGGTTGCTTTCTCATTTAAATTTTATCTCCCCTTCTTTATTAAGCTGTTGCGTAAGCGCCGTTAGGTAACAACATGACTCGGATAAGACCGGCACTTGCAGCACCGTCAAAAGCCATACCGACAACCGTTGCAGAATTTCCTGTAGCTTGAACGCCGCCGACATAGCTAACATCAAGACAAGCGCGCTGACCTTGAGTGATAGCCCCAGTTGCGTAACACCAAATCACAGAGCCCCAAAGAGCTACTTCCAAATTTTGCCCAGAGCTTGCAAGCCCGTTGGCATATTGAATGTCTTTGATGTTGAAAATCGCAAAACCGATACATGCATCAGAGTTAGCAGCACAAGGAGCAACTCTGAGAATTCCGCCGACCGTGTTCGGAACAATTTTTACGGATTGTCCCGGATAAATCTGTGAACTCACACTTACGTCAACTTGCGCAGCTACAACGTTCGTGGGGCCGACTTTAAGATCGACAACACCGACGAGGGGCGATTGCGCAAATTGGTTTTGAGAAAGAGAAGGTTCTTGAGCTACCGTAAGTTGAGCTGAGTTAATCGTCGTACTTGCTCCCACGTCGGTATAAACCACCACATAATAATTGGTGACTCCCGGAATAAGGCCTGATTGACTCAAAGAGAGTCCAGTTGCGCCGGGGATTAAGTTACTCGAACCGGGGGTAAACCCAGTAACCGTTGAGCTATACCATTGTTGGGTATAGGGACCTGTTCCACCGCTTGCAGCGGTGGATGCCAGGACGGCCGTGCTTTGGCCGATAAGAACTTTTGATAATACGCCTGCTGTTAAAGCCATTTTTTAATTCCTTTCCTTTCTTATTGGCCCGAGCCGTAACGGGCTTTCCCGCGAGCTACTTGGTCCATTGAGAGTTCAACTGAGGGCACCGCATCTTCAAACATTTTGAATGGAGCGTTTTTCACAGCTTTTGCCTTTTCACGGGCATTTTTCATCTTGTCTTTTTTATCTTTGTCTTTACCTTCGTCGCCCGAATCGCCTTCTTCTTCATTGGATAGATGCTTGTCACCACCACGACTTCCGACTTCCCCGAGATCTTCATCCAAAGATTCTTCACTATTTTTCGCAGCCGGATCATCATCGTCAGCTCCTTTTCCGGGCTCGCCGCCTTCCATGGACTTGGCAGACTTCATTTTTTCGAGTTCATTGCAGGCTTCCATGTGCTTTTTAACAAGGTCATTGACTGACATTTCATCGTTCCCACACTTAACCATGTGGTCGCCGTTGGCGTAGCCGTTCATGTTAAGAATGGTGTCATAATCATTAATGACTTTGGTAAGTGAAAGTTCTTTCTTGGACTTTGGCAGTTCAACTACCAACCCTTCCAAGTCGAGAGAGTTCTCAACTTTCTGTTTCTTGAAGATGCTAAATCCCATTTTTGTTTCTCCTTTTTTTGAGTTTGCAAACTTTTTTAATTCGGTGGTTTTTTCTTCGTTATAAGCCTTGAATTGATCAGGACTCATGATGACTGATTCTTCGTAACGAGGATTAGATACGATTGCTAAATGTTCAAACTCAGCAGAGGTAACTTCCTTTTGGTAAGAGACGCCATTCCAAAGACCGCCATCGCCAAAAGACTTGGGCACATAAGCGTTTGAAAGCTTCCATCCGCGACGGATCGCGCTTAAGCCAATCTCACTTACAACAATAAATTTTGCCCAGGTTTTACCGTCGGCAGCGTTGTAGAAACTATCGACAACCCAGCCATCGGCCTCTTTTCGAAGGTCTGAAAGATTCGGATCTACTTCATCGACGTGCTCAACAAAGATAGGGCGACCGGCAAAGCTCGGGTTCATTTTACGGATGGTATCTTCGTTGATGAAAATTCTGAATGCGTCTTTACCGGGCTCACCGTATTCGGCGACGCCTGGGACAAAATGCATCCCGTAGAATATCTGTCCGTGCGAATTGTTAACTTGCCCCACCGAACTTTCAGTGTGAAGGAAATCTAAATTAATTCAATAGGTAAAATTGTCGCTACATTACTGCCGGAAGATTTTGCGTTACTTTTTGAATCGCACAACAGGAACGGCCGTGCAGCGACAATTTGCCATTACTAGGCTATTAGCATAATACCAATTCATACCAGTTTGGAGGTTGTAAACGTGACCGCTAAAATCCCTGAAACTCTTATCGATGATGCGGAGAGGCTTTATCGAGGCTCCAAGCGCACTATTGCTGAAATCGGACGCAGACTTAAAGTCAATCCCGACTTGCTCAGCGAGCGCCTTAGAGAAAGGGGAGTCTCTATCGAAAGAGTCGGTAGATTCGTTTCCTGGAATACAACACCCATTAATCATCACGCTATTAAGGATTACAAGTTTGGGATGAGTGAACTTGCCGTCGCTAAAAAATATAGAGTTAAACGGAGTACTATTTCCAGATGGCTTAAGCTTTGTGGGATCAAGAAGAGATCTGGCTCGGAGGCTAATACACTTAGATTCGGGAGAATGTCTTTGAAGGAAAAGCGTAAGCTCGTTAAAAAAGCCAATGAAGCTGTCAGAGGCAAGCCCCCACGTCGTAGTAGTCTTATCAAAAGAGCTAAATCTTGTTCGAGAAGAGAAGGTCCCCTTGAAAAGGAATTCTTCGAACATTTCATAAAGCTCGGTTATCCCGTTAAGAATCAATTCGCGATTGGGACTTATAATGTCGACTTGCTTGTCTTCAATGACATCGCCGTGGAAATCAGAACTGGAAAGTCTGTCAACCATTATTGGAGAACAAATAGAAAGCGCACTAAATATATCCTCAATGCCGGCTTCCACATATTGGCCATTCATCTTTTTGATATCGATGCTTTCCCCTACGCGCTTGAAAAGATAATCACCGAGATTGACCTCATTGGCGGGACGCCAGCCGGAGTTCGTCAATATAGGATGATTTCCTGTCGTCTCAATGACCACATTGTCGTCCGTGACAAGTATGGCCGTTTTTCCCGTGTATCTACGTTTAAATATCTTCAATACAGGTTGGTCGAAACTCACGACTGTGTTGCCAGGTAAGCAATTATAATTTTGTGAGGGGTTATGTCTTCCGCCTTTTGGATCATCAACGGGAGGTTGATCGAATCGAAATATCTCACCCTTCTCGGACCTGTCATTAAGCGCCTTGTGCATGGGACGAACTGGATGAAGCGGGGTTCCTTTTACACAGCGCCATTTGTATTCGTTAACGCCTGCATCTTGGTATCTTGTTTCCTTGAACTTAGTCATCAAAAGCATCGTTTCTTGTCTGGCTAAGAACTTGGCTTTATTGGCTGAAACTTGATAGGATTTTTGAATTGTCTTAATGGCTGATTCGTATCGATTGCCGGCGAATATGGTCTTTTGGATCTTACCTCGAAGTTCTTTTATTTCTTTTTCGGTGAAATCATGAATCCAAAGCTTCATGTTGTTTTGCCATTCATCAGCGATACGTTGTCTTTGTTCCTTTGTTAGCTCAGGTTGAACAACAAGATTCTTCATGGATTTTTTTAAGGACTTTTCAACCTTCCATAAAGCTGAATCAAAGAACCTGGTCATTTGCATTGATCCGGCTAACTCTTCCGGGCTTATGGCCGCCAAAATTCTATCTATTTTTTCAAGCTTTCTCTGAAACTGGGAGGCTGAGGCTGAGATGGCCATGCGAACATCAAGCGGTAAATCAGCCGATGGTAGCTTCCATGCCTTTTTAGACCTATCCCATGTAGCGCCAAGCTTTTTTAACTCTTTTGAGATTTCCGAGTTGAACTCGCCTGAGAACACGCCACGATAAAACTGTATTCTCCCACTTTGTATTGCAGATAATAAGGTTTCTGCCGAGTTCTTAATGACCCTACTATTTCCACCAAATTCACTAATAAGGGGGATATAGATTTCTTTCTTGAAGATCTTTTTGATGTAGCTTTCGAGCGCTTCATAATCCTCCGTCGTTTCTTTTATCGATGGGAGTTCAACTAGGGTCTGGGAGTTTTTCATTGGATTCTTTAGGCTTTGGTAATTCATATCCTAATTCCTTTAAAACAGAATCGTTCTCCAACGTGTTGAAAACAACCTTACCCATTCTTATTAGCGCGCGGAATCTTGCTGCTTCCTTTTCCGGGACTGCCCGTGGAAGCTTCATTAGACAACATCTCTTGAACTTGCGGCCGCTCAGGCACGGGCACGGCCGGTTCCTTTCCAGTGAAAGTAGGGGATTCCAGGTGAACCCCGGAATCGGCATGGTAAAGGCTTGACCTCGACGATTCAACGGCTTCTGTGGGGTGGATTCCACGCATTCGTTCGAGCATACTTGCTCGTTCTCGTTTTTCTTGTTCATATCGGATTCTTGCAAGTTCTCGGTCGGCTTCATACTTCTCCAATTTTGTATCTAGAGTTCTAACGGAACATCCAAGAGCAATTGATGTCTGTGTTTTATTTCCTCTATAGAAATGAAAAGCGGCTTGAATTGTAGCCTTTTCAACCATCTCAAGCGTCATCCCCGGCATCCAATTCCCCATGTCGTTCATTTGATCCCCCCGAATCTTGAAGCTTTATAAATTTTGTTCTTTTCTTTTTTTGCCTTTACGCGATCCTTTTTAGATTTGACCTCTTCCCAACCGCGATTACCGTTTTTGTCTTTTTTTGAATTAAGACTTCTCCCCTTCAATGGTCCTTTTCTCATTCCTTTTTCCCCTTTTTAAATTCGCTTCCCCCGCCAAGCTTTCTATACATGTTTATGATCCAAGTGTTCTTTTCTTTTGGTTTCACATTTAAAAGATCATAGCCATTAATGGCTTTTTGGAGCAGTTCTGGATTGTTCGGTATTAATCCATATTCGTTAACGAACTTTTCAAGATCATTTCGAGTAATTTGAGTGGAATCTTCTTTTCGGTCTTCTAAAGGAGAGTTGAGCGCTTGATTAATAACATCGTTGATTTTCATTCATTCACCTCTTTTAAATACACCAATACGTAAGGAGGACCATCGTCGTTTTGACGCACCTTGTCAATAACATATTTTTGCCCTTTGGGTACAATAACTTCTGCCTCATCCTTAGCTTGAGATAGGCCCCAAACAGCTCTGCCCTTAGTATTTTTCTCTATAATTAATCGACATTTCCTATTGCTATACCCCTCTTTAGCCGTAAAGGAACTATATGCATCTGTCTCAAAAGTGTTTCCTGGTTTAAAAACATTCAACGCCTGATCCCAATCATCGAATTGAAGATCTCTTGTTAACGGGCCCTCATAAATGGGAAGCTTATCGAAATTGGCGTGCATTCCATTTAATACACTTTCACCAATTTCCTTTTCTTCTCCTTTTAATTTTTTTCCTTGTTGAAGAGCGCGTGCATATTGATAACCTGCACGACTCCACTCATAAATCGCCGTTTTCAATTCAGGCTCGGCTTTACCTAGTTTTTCGAAATCTTCCTTATGTTCTCTTAAAAGAGTCCCAACCTCTCCTTGCGGAACTAATGAGTCCCGCTTAATGGATTTTTTTGATGTAGTAGAGCTGCCACCTTTTCCAAATTTTCCATCATCGGCTCTAGGATGTTTCGATTCCTCAAACTTCTTTTCATTTTTAAAATTCATTTTCTTTGCGCCTGGCGCAGTGGGCTCTACATTGATATCGGCTCGAACTTTTCTCGTGTCTTCTCGATTAGCGCCCGGATCTTCGACGTCTAAATCCTTTTCGGGATCACGCGATTCTTCCTCGCCTGCGACTTCAGTTTCTTCGTTGTCACCAATGTCGATACCGTCTTCTGTGGTATCGAGTTGAATATCAAAGAGATTACCCTTGTTAGCTGCATCCCTATATTCTTGAAGTGAAATACGGCCCGTATCGGCCGCAGCTTGAAGTCTTGTGAATTTCTGCGTGCGAACCGTTTCTTGGTCAATGGCACTAAGCTCACGAAGCGGTTTGAATTCAAGCTCCATGTCATCTGGGATAAATCCAAATAGTTTTTGGCATTTAATTTCGCATATTCGAAGAATGTCGTATTTGAGTTTGTTTCTTACCTCAGATTCGACCATGGAATTGTAGTTTTCCATGTCGTTTTGATCTGTTGCGAATCCCTTGCTAACCGAAGTCCCGAAGAGCTTTGTTATGGGCATCCTCATGTCGGCCGCGACCTGCATACGAATACCGTCCATTGCCTCAGCCAAGCCCGCAAAGGACAACTGCTTTTGGATGAAATCATCCTCGGTATCCATTACAACGGCATGGTTATAGTTCTTTTGCAGATTCATATTCTGAATTCGTCTAGCTGTTTTCTCGAAACCATTAGGGGAGAGAAGAGAACTGGCTAGGTTTTTTAGCTTATAGTAATCGATCTTAAATTCATCGAGCACTTCAAAGCCAAGGTCTGTTGCTTTTAGGTATTGATTGATGGAGCGAACTAGCGCCTCAACAACCGAAACTCCCCAACCCCTTAAGCGTGGACGAATAAAGCTTGGAGCCTGAATGGACTTAAGACGCATGACTCGCGATTTATGAATATTTTCGGAGTAATAGCTGTAGAACTCAAAATCTTGCGCTTGGATTTGCGGGTCATATCCTTCGGTGTTCTGTTTATCCCAGAACAGCTCCCACATATCTACAGCGCGAAACTCTAAGTCCGTATCTTTCGTGATTTTTGAGATGTCGAATGGTTCTTCGGGGTCTTGATCATCTGTGAGTATAAGAATTCCAGCACCACCGTATAATCTATTCCACTTTGCTGCCCATCCGCATGTATTGATATCGTCGTCACGGTCGAGTGATATTTGGAGTTCCCTGATTTGGCTTTCATCTAATTGTCTGGATTTAAGCAAAACTCCGCCCCGCAATCCATCATCAATAGGAACGTTCACAATGGTTTGTATTAGTCCTAGCTCCACATAACCTTGAGAGAGGACTTGTCTAAAGTTTGATATGAGATACCAACGAAGATTGGTAAACATTGTTGTGGTGTCTTCAACGGGTTGAAATGTTTGGCCGCCTGGAATGCCAGCTAAGCCTCCAAATGGAGGCTGACCGAACCCTATGAATTCATTTGCGCTTGCGTTCTCGACCTTTTTTGTTCCACGTGAAACATTTTTAATAGCGCTCTTCTTTGTAACTTTTTTGCCCACCCGTTGTCCCCCTGAAACTATTTAGTAAACATCAAACATTGATATTGATCGCCCATAAGCCATTTTTAGGCCATCAACTAAAGTATCTAAAAAATCATCATGCTTGCCCTTTGGAAATGTTAAGCATTCCGCAACTAAGTCTTCCTTGTTCCCAATAAGATTATTGAAGTAAACCTTACGATTAGCAAGATGCGGAACAACGTTATTAGCTCGCTCAACTTTATCAAAGCGCCTGTCCTTGTAGAATTCCTCGATATCTGTATCGCCTGGAATCATGAGACCCTTCTTGGCCCAAGCTTGATTTAGGTAAATCCCATGACCCTTTGGCTCAATATAAGTTCCACGATATCCATAAGTTCTACAGTATTTTCTAACAAATGGCTCAAATGCTGATTCGATATCCGAGGCCTTTATTTGTGCCCGTAACACATCGACGACAAAGAGCTGTTCTTCTTTAACGCCGAAGAGTGTAAAGACAGTGAAATCATTCTCTTGTTTTTCTTTGTAGGCCGTATCAGCCATAATGAATGAATAGCTAACGTCTTTAATGCTCACGTCGCAGAAGCCAAACATCTCATCTTTAAATAAACCGCCGCCATCTGGGACTGGTGATTGCTGATAAAGAGATCCCCATGCGCGCGGACCGATGCTGGCTTTGATTTGATTTAGCTGATCAATGTTGTATTTCTCAGGCCAAAGCGGCTCGCCAATTTTTCTAGTATCGGACTCGGTGTCCATATCACACCTAATTGCTGGATAGGATAAAATCTCCCATTGAATCGAGTTTTTATCTTTTGCCATTAGTTCAAGGAGGCGTCCCGAGAGATCATCTTCGTGCCAGCGCGTCTGAGTGATTAGGATTTGCCCTTGTCTTCCCGTTTCAAGATTGGTCTCGAGCCGTGAGAATAAATCGTTGTTGTAGAAGTTCCAGAGTCGTTCTCGAAATGCAACGCTATCTGCAATTTCCCGTCCTTTAATCGGGTCATCGATAATTATGAAATTGGCCCCTTTTCCAGTGAAAGAACCTCCGACACCTTGGCCGCGATATTTACCTCTTCGACCGATAATGTGATGCTCGGAAGAGTTTCTTGTTCCTTTAGTGTAGCTGGTCCCTGGCGGGTAAATAGATGTTTCAGGAAAAACCTCCTTATAAAGTGGACTATCGATGATGTTTTGAACGTCAATGGTCATGTCAGAAGCCAACGTATCCAGGTAAGAAGCCGCCATGATTTCGCAGTCTGGGTAGAGTCCGTGGAGGAATGCGGGGAGTCGGCGAGAAACAAGCTCAGAATTGTGTGTAGGGATAAGTTTTTCTCCCACAAGATATAGCCCATCTGGGGAATCCACCTGAATGCAATGGCCTAATTTACCATCTGTTGTTTCTTCGACTTTCACTATCCCTATTCGTCTACGTTTAGCAAATCGCTTAATTTTTTTCCGATCTAAGGCCACTGGTATTTCTCTGTCAGGTTGAAATCCTACCGTGTAAACAGACTTTCTTCCCTGTATCCCACTACTCGAAAGAGATGGTTCTTGAATTGTTACATATGGATGCCATCCAAGAGTTGTAGCGACATCAGAGATATCATCGGCTAGTTTTTTAGAGACAGTTACTATTCTAACTCGACCCGTTTTTGGCTCTACATGCCCATCTGTATCAATAAGACCGGCTATGAGCTCTAAACGCTGCTCAATTGAAGATAATTTATATTTTTGTGGAATATGTTTATTTTTTATTAAACCAAGATTTTTCAGAGAAACGTTCATGGGGCCAGCATTGTTCCTTGTTCCAGCAAAGGCTGTGGTTAAACATCCTGACTTTGGGTGAACGGTTATGCTTGATACTTTGAATCCTAAAGAAACTATTTTACTTATAACCGCATTGTCCGAAGGTGCATGAGTAATTCTAGGAGCTTTAGATGTACCATCTCCAAGCCATGCGCCCAATACATAAGGATGCATTGGCAAAACAGCTTCTTTAAACTCAAGGGCTGAAATTTCAGGTAATTGATATTTCGATCTTCCACCAGAAAAACAATTCATCTTTTTTCCAAATTTTGTTTTCTTTAAAAAATGGTGGGTTTCATAGGTAAACTCTCTACCGTAACTCCGATCAAAAACAGTCCATTCATGATTTAAATGACATTCAATTATCGAACTATCTGAGAAATAAATCTTGGCGTTTGATTTAATGGGGCTGCTTTTAGCTAATACCTTTATGGGTTTTCCGCTGGGATGAAAAACATAATCCCCCTTTTTGATATTGCCGTGAGTTGTGAGTCCGTTTGGCGTCATTATTGGGGTATCCACGCTGCACAGCTTACCATGCCGTGGGGGCATGAATACCATGAGAAACTTGATGTCTCCTCGGGCGAAAGCATCAAGCTTGGCAGAGAGTTTTCTGTGGTGCCAACTGACCTGGTAGTCAGGTTTTGTGAGGACTGTGAATGCGAGGAGCTCTTTTCTTGCTCGCTCAATACGCAGTGCTCTTGAGAATTTGACTGCTTTAATGAGTGGTTCATTCATCTAGCATCTTTAATTTTTTAAGGTTTTCGTTTAGTTCGGCCTTTAGTTCATCTTCCGATAATCTAACTTGGATAGAGCCCGATTGGTTGGTTGTTATTGTTCCTGAATGATCTATTGCGGTGAGCTTTGGATAAACGTATGGGAGCAGGGCAATGTAAGTTTTAACTTGTTCATCGGCCGCCAATAGAGGAATTTTTTGGTTTATTTTCTCAATTAAATTTATGCCGTGGCTATCAAGAATCTCTTTTACAAGAAGTGACTTTTTACTTTTGCTCCCTTTTTTCTTTCCAGCATTTGGAGGCCTTGGATCTCCAACTTTAAATGTCATAACAGTCTTTCGCTGTAATCTTGTGTTATTTTCATGATTCTACGCTTAGCGATTTCTACATATTCAGCTTCACGCTCAATGCCGATGAATTCAAAGCCTAGGTTCTTAGCCGCAACTCCTGTGGAACCGCTTCCCATAAATGGGTCCAAAATAATTCCTTTAGGCGGGGTGATAAGGCGGCAAAGATAGGTCATGAGCTTTATGGGTTTCATGGTTGGATGCGTTGAGCCATTGCGTTCTGATTTACTGGCCTTCGCACAATATAGGAATCTACTTGCTCCGGTACTCTCGGTGATATGAGTTCCAATGTTCACGGTTTTTATCTCGCCACTCACTGAGATACTCTCTAACGCAAGGTTTACAATACCCGTGATACGTTCCTGCTTTTCGTTTGGTAAATGAAGCAAGACTTCTGTATCGCTGACAACGCTGACACCTTCGACATTCTCTACCAAAGATTTTTCTATGGTCCTCGCGGTCTCGATTGTGCAAGTCCCAGTGAATATCTTTGTGGAGGCATTCAAGATTGGAAAGCTCATTATTGAGTGAGTTCCCATCTCTGTGATGGATATGGTGCCCATCTGGAATTGGTCCATTGGCTTGCGCATAGACCCATCGATGTTCAAGTTGTCTTTTCTGTTTACCGTTTTCCTTCCAACAGACATAACGGCGGCCTTTATATTCTCGTTTCCACATAATTCAGCATTATCATATTTTACGCGTAGAAAAAACCTGCTTGCGCCGCCTGAATCGGAGTAGCAGGGGCTACCATTTTGCGCTGGGGACATATGACCATGAGTATTTCCGTTCCCCGCCGCCCCTACATGAATTTTCTTTAATCGCGAGTCTCCGCGAGACTGACCGCTCTGCTCATCGAGCATAAGAGATGTCTGCTCATCTAGGATTAGATTAGCGGGGAAGCGGCCTTGGGCCGACTTTGGTTGTACCGATTTAGAACCAGACGTCACCCACCCAGTCACTTCGTTGCCGGCCATTCGCTTCACTGCGGCGTCTAAAGTGGCTTGGTCAGCAGCCTCAACTCTACTCGCATCAATGTTCAATCCCCCCGTCCCCCATCTCTGCACATTCAAAGCCAAGGTCTTTTCAGATAAAGGCTTTCGCGCGAGACATATAGGCTCATTCGCTGGCTTTAAAGCCGATCCCCATCCTTGCCACTCATCTTTGAGATTATGCGATTTAGGAAAACCCGAACCATACAGCCATTGAATTTGATCTCTTATTTCGAATCCCGCGTCTTCGACAGCCACAGCCATCCGATGATACGTCCTAGTCCCACCAAAGCTAAGTAGATGCCCACCAGGCTTAAGAACCCTAAGAGCCTCTCGCCAAATATCGATTGAAGGAACGTCATAATCCCATTTCTTCCCCATAAAGCTTAGGCCATAAGGCGGGTCTGTAATTACAGAATCGACTGAATTTTCTTGGAGGGTTTTTAGAATATCAAGACAACAGCCGTGATGAATCACTCAGAATCACCAATTGGGATAATAGCTATTTGTAAAAGTTGATGTTGAAGGGCAGCGATTTCGGAAATTTTGTCTGAATCGGTGTTTGAGAGATCAAAGGTTATTCTCCATCCACCATCGACCGTGGTTCTTGCACTGTTAAAAATGGCTGTAAACGATAACCCAAGCTTTTCTAGCAAAAGCCCTCCCCCTGCACCATTTATACGTGCCCCTATCCCATTGTAAAATATACCGGCAAGAAATACCCGTCGCGGTGCGATGAAATGACCCCAAGTTTCGCTAGCTTACAGCCATCGTTTATTACCCACTTTCTAACGCAATGTGTTATAATAGGAGCATGAACAACAAGACCACAAATGTTTGCAGTATTTTTATTGGGCTAAGTCTGCTAGCCGGATGTGAGTCAGCCGGTGGTGGATTGGCAAGTGAAAGCACTGCCGTTCCAGCTCTTGAACCCGCATCAACTCCGGATGCTTCTAATCCTGTAGTAGTGCCCACGCCGTCATCATACACATTCCAAGGAGGGTCAGGACTAAGTAGTTCTCCATACCTAATATCAAGTGTCACCGACCTTTCTCATATCTCAGACTTTCCCGAAGCTTATTATGAATTAACAAGCAATATCAATGCCAATGGCCTTTCCTCAATAGCCGTCTTTAGTGGTCAATTAGACGGAGCAGGATACACGATTTCAAACTTAAATTCTGTGATGTTTAGTTCAATGGCTGGAACCATAAGTAACTTAAACTTAATGAGCGCGACATCCATGTTCATTGGCGTGATGAATGGAACTCTAAACAATGTGAATCTAGGTGATTTAGGAACTGCTAGCTATAACCCAGGAACCTTTTCTTGGGATGTCTCAGGCAATGTAAATGGCGGGATAATTGTTGCAGGCTCTGGATTTGGGCTTTATTCAAGTCTTGGGATAAGTGGCCTTCTTTCAAACTGCACGGCTAATTTTACCTTTAACGGAACGCTTATTGGGTATGAATGGCTATCACTAGGATCGGGCGCGATTGCGGTTCCAAGTTATAAGCTTTAATCGTCAAAATTTAGATATTCCGTCCAATTAATTTACCCGCATACTGGTATGAGTGCTTAAAAACGTGGGTCGAGGGAAATACAAGTTGGTAAATAAAGGTTCGAATTAAAAAATTAGAAAAAAAAAGAGCATCAAGGGTTGCGACCTCGATGCTCTTTACAAGGTCCATTCTGCTTTAATCAGAAAGACGTAATTGTCTGATTATCGTAACATAGAGTCCCCTGCAACGAATATAGTTGGCGCGCTGGCGGAATTGGAAGTCCTGCGTCGGGAGGGTGTTGCCATGCGGCTATGCACAACAGAAATTATGGCTCTTAAGTGAGCCTATCCAGGGATTTGCGGCCGTATTCGGAAACAGAATTCAAACTTTTGACCGATTCTCTGTGTGGGAACAATGGCGACTACCAAAATTCGAGTGAGGCGCTACGTCGATAAAACGGGGAAACAACGTCGCCTTAAATTCTTTAAGGACGGCGATTTTGTTCATTGGCATAGGGATTTCTCGGCGTGTTGGTCTGAATTGTGGATTGATTTAGATGAAGGCGGCTCGATTCAGATACCTATAAACGCCTGGAAATGTTTAAAGATTGATTTTCAAGATGAGGAAATCCATGAAACGTAAAAGTGGCGTTGGTCTTATGCTAGAATGTTCAGACAATTCTCCCGATAGAAAAAAGAGACGACGCGCAGTGCGCAAGCCCATTAAAAGACAAAAACCCTGTAAACTAAATCTATGGCACTAAAAAAAGCTGTTCGATTAGAGCTTTTGATTTTAACCGAACCGGGCCTTGAGGACGAAGAAATTCTTTCTTGGGTTAAAAGAGCATGCCTAAGTTTCTGTGATTTTGATGATGCCATTGTGCGAATCACCGAGAAACAAGAAAGACTTTTTGTTAATGAGGAAGCCGAGGCTACTGCATGAGTTTAAGTCTTGAGGAACGAAAACAAATCTGGATTGAATGCTACCTTCGTTGGTCTAAAATGGATAACACTCACCCCTATTATTTAAGACTCAGAGAATCCGCGTGGGCTGATTATCTTGCGGCTAGGATTGCTTACTTAGGGGCTTAATCTGCATTTCTATATAACGGGCAATAGCTGTAGTGACTCGGACCCGCATCTTTAAATCCGCAAGCCGCTGCTCCACATTCACAATGTGGGAGTGTCTGTTTCATTTCATAAAATCCATTTACCTTTATCTCGATCATGTCTTCTAAGTTTGTATCGTTGGAAGACAACGTTGCATCAAATTCAGGAACAGGAGCTTGTTTTCTTAATTCGATTTCGGCTCTTGGAACGTTAAACATATAATCATTTACTTCGTCTATAACAGGAGTTCCAATCTTTATTAATCTTTCTCGTATCTCATCAAATGCTTCATCCCAAAGAGCACTGGAACCATATCGTTGTTGCCCTTTAAGGGCTTCGCTGCTTAATTTCATAATTAATGAGTACAAATATAATACAACCACGCTAGCTGTATTCCTAAAAGGGCTGTGCTGATAATAAATTTAGAAAATGGTGTCATTACTCAATACGACCGTTTCATCATGACCTAGGGCCAATAACTGCGGGGCCTCCTGCTCGATATGTCGACAAGCGCTAACCCCATGATCAAGAGCATTTGATAAATACTGTTCCATGTAACGAAGGGCGCTTTGACTCTCTTTGGCCGTGACAGGTAGATCGATTCTAATTCCTAGAACATCTTTTTGGAGCTTCAAGATTTTCGCGTAAATTTCATCGATACGGTCTTTCATGCTGCGGAATCCCCCCCTCCACAACCCACTATCCTATCCTTCATTTCAAATCTCATTTTGAGGTCTTTTAGAAGGTAAAGAGCATCGGCGATGGCTCCAGATTCAATTAGCTCTATGACCTCGCTTAGCTGGGAAACTACCGTTTGTTCTTTAGTCGCCTCATTCATACCTTAAGCCATAGGAGTAATTGATGTGGCTTGTCAACAAGAAACGACAACAAAATGTGTTGCTATGCGGCTTCTTTTAAGCGATAGGATTCTTTAGCAATTAGGTCCAAAACCGCGGTATTGATGATCTCATTAACCGAAAGCCCCGTTGTTTCAGATAGAGCCATAAGAGTTTCCCATACGTCTGCCGTAACTCTATGGCCAGTACGATGAATTTTCTTTGATTTTAGTGCTTGATCAATTAAGGATTTAGTCTTCATGCCATATAGTGATTACAAAATTTGCCCGCAGTTTACAAGAATATTCTTAATTATCACGCTGCACGGCGGCCGGATGAAACCATTTTTTCTTAAATTCATCTCGTTCCCAACCATTTTCGATTAACCAGGTTTCAATGGAGGGAAAGTTTCTGGCCATATAATTTAGGCCTTTTGCGTGAATCATGACGTGAAGAGAATGGCTTAATGGTATTTGATTCCAACTTTTGTCTTTAAACTCAGGATGTGACTTACGGGTCAGTAAATGGTGAATGTCGCCGCCTGGGCTACCCGTCACGCAACAAATAACGTCGGGGCCTGCAAACATCAATTTATCTCCTCAATTTTTACCCTTATCCGGCCCTGGCCGCGCCCACAAGGCCTCCATTCGTAAATGGCCTCAATATGCGCGGGTGAGTCGTCCTCGATGATCCCAGCGTCTTTTAGGCCGTCCTGCACATGTTTCCAAGAGCCCGCGAGGTTATCTACGTCAGGACCGGACTTTGAGCACGAAAATCTCGTAAGAGTTATCCGTGCCCTTTTTAAAGGGATCTCGGGGCGATTAGGTCGTGCGAACATGCGAACAGCGAACTTCCATTTCTTAGCCTCTCGCCATCCAACGGCCCAGTGGCCTCTGGATTGGGCATTAATAAGCTTTGGCAGGCCTGGGATCTCGAATTCCAAAGTATAAGGCATTTGGGATAATTTACCCTAAACTCGCTATAACTAAAAACTAGGGAATCTGAGGAGGCACGACTCGAACGTGCGGCGGGAGATATTTCACTCCACCGGATTAACAGTCCGGTCCCTGCTACCAACTCGGGTACTCCTCATCAAAAAAAGGGCATTAAAGTTCCTATAGGCCGGGCGCTACCCCGGCTATTTCACCTTAAGCTTACAGTTCGGTGAAATGGATGTGTAGCTCCTTCTCCATGCGTGTCTCCAGTGGCCGGGACTATTCTCAGTCTTTCGACATCTCCTAACCCTTCTAGTCCTCTGCGGTCTTCAAGAACCGAGGAGCCACAGCTTATTCCACGCCGCTATAGGAATCTTTTGACTAGCATGGAAAATAAATACCGAAAAGCCCCGATCCGGGTCTTTACAACTCCGAATCGAGGCCTTAGGGTATTTGAATGCAAGTTCGAATAGATCCAAGATACCTAAGTCGGTGTCAAAAATCAATTCGAAAATAGCCGATGCTGGGAAGAGCCGCAAATAGAATGCCTTATTGGCATGGCACGCGGGCACCGTAACCAAAAACGCGCAGAAGCAAGCCTATTGGGGGGGTCTCCCCATTTGAAAGGCTGGGCCACAACTATTACTCGAAGACCGAAAGCGAAAGCGACGGGCAAGAGAGACAGCAATGACCGTTACATCTGGGTAACACGCCATAGGGGGCCTCTGGAACCAGACCATCCTCGCGCAAGGGGGTTACGGCATAAGTCGGTTAAAGCCCGACATCAAAGAGCTTGTCGCCTCGTTTAAAACAACCTACTTCTCATATAGGGAAGTACCCTCTCGTACCCTCTGCTCTGCTCGGGGCAAGAATTGAAAAGGAAAATGGCACTTAATACAAGAAAATCTGTTATGACAAAATCCGTTGACATATTTTGTTACTCATGCCTAGGTAAGTAGAATGAATGAAATAGCCAAATCAGGCCTGCCACTTGAACAAATATCTTTGATCAAGCGCCAAATTGCCAAGGGTGCCACGGACGATGAATTAAAGTTATTCCTCCACATTTGCGAAGTAACCGGGCTTGATCCCTTCCTTCGTCAAATCTATTGCATAAAACGCTGGGATTATGATCCAGAATTAAAACAAAAAGTTGCAAAAATGACCCCTCAAATATCAATCGATGGCCAGCGGCTTGTTGCAGAACGCAGCGGAAAATATGCAGGACAACTCGGCCCTCTTTGGTGCGGAATGGATGGTAAATGGTCTGATTTTTGGAAAGGAGATGCCACGCCTGAAGCCGCTAAAGTTGGCATTCTTCGTTCGGATTTTAAAGAGCCTCTCTGGGCCGTAGCTCATTTCAATGAATACGCTCTACGAAAACAAACAGGCGAACTTACAAAAATGTGGCATGAGAAACCAGCCCTCATGTTAGCAAAGGTCGCCGAAGCCCTTGCCCTTCGTAAAGCCTTTCCACAACATTTAAGCGGTCTATATGTTAAAGAAGAAATGCCAGATGTAAAAGACGTCACCCCTCCTCCAGAGGAAGATCCAAAAAAAAACCTAATACCTCCTTCAGCTTCGCCTACATCCCCGCAAACGGAGATATCTTCAGTCTCGACTTCCGTCACATACCCCACTACCACTTCCTTAGACCCTCCACCCTCCAATGAACCACCCCCCAATGAACCACCTCCCATTAATGATTTCCTTGAGCCCTTAGAGGAAAAGAAAAGGCTTGATTACAAACAGCTTCAAAAGATTTATGGAACGGCCAACGAGGCCAACTGGAATAAAAATGATATCCACGCAAGCATTAAACAATATTTAAGCATCGATTCCCTTCACGATTTACCCATCGATAAAGTCGATTCTTTTTGTTCTTACATGTTGAAAAATAGGAAAACAACTCCGCCTCATGGTTGAGCCTTATGTTTATAAAGCGATGAATGAGGAATTAGATTTTGGTGCCTATAAGGGAAAGAAACTAAAGGACATCGTGGAATATGATCCAGATTATTTATTATGGCTCCATAAAACATTGGACATAAACAAATGGCATCAAATTAGGTTTCAAATAAAAGCGGTTCTAAAAGAGAAAGGATTAATTTAATGAACAAATATGAAAAAGTAAAAGAAATGATTAATGGAGGATCGAAGGTTACGGCCGCCTGTAAGGCTTACAGCATTCCAACATCGTCTCTTTATTCTTATCGGTATCGAATGAGAAAACAGGCGAAAAAAAAGGGCGTTAATGTTGTGATACATCAACCCCCTTCAAAGACCACCGCTCGCCGTCCTGGGGGAACAACTCACACTGACTTTGTAATCATCACTAATACCAGGAATCTTTCTGAAGTGTTAGGAGCGCTGCGATGAAAATGATGCATTGCTTTGTTGATAGTGACTTAAGATGTGGGCACGACGGATTATCGCGGATTGCCTCTAAGGCCGGGGTAAAAATCGAGGCTCTAGCTCCTGGATCTATGGGGATTTTCTTCAATACAAAACTAACAAAAGCAAAAGTCTTATCCTCAAACGGAGTCATGGCTTATGCGCGTTTTGACGGAAAGATCCCATCGGTTAAAAGCTTAAATGTTTTTGCCGATGCTGTTCGCCCAGGTGAGACGCTTACTATTCCTCGGTATGTTTTAAAGAAAATCGAAGAGGTTTTAGGAGTTGAGTCCCTTAAAATAGCCGCATGAAATATAAATTCGATGAAATGTCTGAAAATCATCCAGGATTTTTAAAGTTCATGAGTTATATGGAATCAACTGCCGTTTGGAAGGCGGTTGAAGGAAGACCTGGTATAGAGCGCCAGGCCCTTCTTCTTGTCGTGGCATACTTCTTTGAGGCTGGCATAAAAGAGGCTTATGCGGCCGCGACCTTGGCTGATAAATCGGAATCAATATCCATGGATAAGGAAAGATGACCCTCCAAGAGTTAGAAACCCTCGCGCTTCAAACTGCACTTAAGGCTTATGGCTATAAATCCATTAAAGAAGTGGTAGACCACAGATTTTTTAAAAACCTATCGGGGTTTATCTTAAAAGCACTTCGACAAGTCCAAGATGATACCAAAGCCCAGACTGAAAAAATTTGTGGGTTGATTATGAAAGTCAGCATAGATGAAGCCCGAATCCTCGGCGAGAAGGAGGGCGCGTATCGAGCAAATTCGTTGCCTCCCATCTCGGGAGGCCTCACGAAACTCGAATGGATGGCTTCTCAATTGATGGCAGGCCACAAATTCACAGCAAAAGAAGCTGTCAATGTTGCAAAATCTCTCATGGAAGAATTGGATCGTGAACGTTCCAAGGGTGAGCCGTGAGCTGCGCAGGTGGTTATTCCTTGTCCTCCTGTTCGGTTCTAAACCGCATGGTGCGGGGTTCGCTCTTGGGATTTTAAAGGAGAATCGTGAAGCAAGTGTTTTTGGTCCATTCTTGCGGAATAAAATATGGACCGTTTCCATGGGTCGATGAGACCGAAAAATATCTTTGCGATAGAGTTGTCGTCTCGAATTATGAAATAGTTACTTACTGTTTTGAACATCTCGGATTCAAAATAGAGCCCGCTGAACCCGAAGAAATCACAATTACTCGCCTGGACCTGAAAAACATCCTCACAAGATTCTCGGGTAATTCTGCCCAATGTATTTACGATGATGAGTTCGGTGAGCTTTGGAAGAAACTTGTGGAGGCTTCGAGATGAGTGACGATGAGCGGGGCAAAGCTTTCGTTGAATCATCAAAGGAAACTATAAAAAAGATTCAGGAACAGGTCGCTTTCTCCGCGACCGCTGAGCATTCGGGCGTTGAGTTTGACAGGGATGGGCTGGATTTGGAGACTATCACGATCACTAAAAAAGCTTATATGAGTCAGTTTTCCCATATACAGGCTTGCTCAAAAGAGGTTCGCTCTGTCATGGAGCAACAGCTCGAGTCCAATTGGAGCCAGCTTGTGGCTATTTCCACTAAGCCCGCCTCATTCACGATGCCGAGCGAGGAGGAAATAAAAGCCCAATGCCATAATCAGCCGACTCAATCGCATCCAAAAGAATGGGCTTGGGATTGTGGATTTTGGGCATGTTCCCGCTGGCTTCGAGATCGAATCCGTCCCGTCACCGCATCGAGGATGGCTACAGAGCAAATGCTGGAACAATCGCGTGCGGCGTACACTGCCTTTAATAAATCATGGGAAACCTCTTATGAAATCCCAGTAACCGTGACCGGAGATCAAGCTCACAACATCGCGAGGCATACTTATCTTGTCGGATATGAACAAGGATTTAAAGCCGCCGAAGCCAGAATCCTCGGTGAAGAGAAATGAAAACCCTCACCGAAACCCTATCGCGCCTGGAGGCATCCGCGAAAGCCGCTTGTCCCGGACCTTGGGTTGTTAGGCACAGGCAAAAGTTTGCAAAAGTTTGGCAGCTCATTAAGGACCCAATAAAAGGCGATGGCATAACGGGATTACCGACTCACACCGATTCGGCGGATGGCATAATTACGTGGACAAAAAACGCTGAACATATCGCCAATGCTGACCCCTCCACCGTGTTAAAGCTCTGCGAGGCAATGCGGGAGGCGATGGGGGCTTTGGAATACTTTGTCGAGACTTCCGCGAGTTGTTCTAAAGCAGAAAATACTCTCGCTAAAATCGAGAAGATGTTTGAGGAAACTAATAAGGAGAAAACATGAAACTAGACGACCTAACTTTGGGTGAAATTAAACAGTTAAAAAGCCTCTTTCAGGGCAATGAATCGAGCTGCTGCATTGAAGATTTGGGCACGCAGATAGTGATTCTTCAGCGTGGGTGGATATTTGTTGGAACCCTAACTAAAAAGGGAAGCTCAATGAGGCTTAATAACGCTGCGACCATTCGCGTGTGGGGAACGTCAAAGGGACTTGGCGAAATTGCCGAAAGCGGCCCTACATCAAACACAAAGCTTGATACTGTTCCCGAAGTTTCATTCCACGAATTGACAGTTATCGGTTCAATTAAATGCAATGAGGCCAAATGGGAAAAGTATCTGAAATAATGATTGGGGACGAATCCCAAAATAGTCACGGCAACGGCTACGGCGACGGCAACGGCTACGGCGACGGCTACGGCTACGGCGACGGCAACGGCTACGGCGACGGCAACGGCTACGGCTACGGCGACGGCGACGGCTATTAGCATGACCAGAATGGCAATGAGCCCAAGATGGCAGCCGAAGCCCTCGCGCTTATCGACAAGCCTATGGAGGAATCACATGACTGAAGCGACATTAGACGACCTAGATGAACTCGAAAGATTTTTCCTTGAGATTCATGACAAGGATCTCCTACGCTGTGTTCCCATCGCTCGCTGGGCTTTGTTGCACGCGAAACCTGCTTTGGAGTGGGAGCGCGATAGGTGCGGGATGCTTTCCGGTCCGCTCAAAGAAGCTCTTGCCGCGTTTCCATCGGAGACGATATGAACTCTAAAAAGGATTTCTTGGATGATGAACTTACTGAGCAAGATGCTGAAGAAGGCATTCTAGAATGTATCGAATTGGGTCATATGGAAGTTGTAGGCTTTAAGAACGGTGAACCGTTATATAGGCTAACCGGGGAAGGCCGAAAGTATGTGGAATGGCTTTTAAAAAGGAATCTAAATTGATTTCTACGCCGAAAACCAAAGCCATGGAGAGAAAAAATGAGTTTGCTATCGTTTAACAATGATCTCAAAGTTAAGACTAAATATGTGAATCGAGTGCTTGCACATATTATTGGGGCATTAAAAAATGGGAGTCTTCGTGCTGACATAAAAACTGGCAATGTGTTTACTAGACGAGGACCAATGAAATGCAAATCGGCTAGAGGATACATAGTCGGCACCGTTCATTTAAATGGAAGAAGAAAACAAGTAAAGGCTCATCAAGTCGTTTGGCTAGCTGCCGGGAAAATAATCCCCAATGGGCACATTTTAGATCATATAAATCGGATTAAAATAGACAACCGTATTGAAAACTTAAGAGTGGTCTCTCATAAAGAAAACAGCAAAAATCGACGATCATATGGTGGTACTGAGAATCCTGCTGCTAAAATAAATCAAAAAATAGCAAAAGACATTAGATCCCAACATGCTACTGGATGGTCTTATACGGCACTGGCTACTCATTTCAAAATCAGTAAATCGCTTGTTGCTAAAGTGATACGGAGGGAATTGTGGGTTTAATTTCTTTTAATGGAAAATTAGAAGTAAAGACTTTCTACGTTAACAGAGTATTGGGGCATATTGAAAACGATGAAATAATTAAAGGGAAGTATTGGGAAGATGGGCGTGGATGCGGAGTGGGCTGCACTATTCATGGCTCTAATCACAAAAATTATGAAACTGAGCTTGGAATTCCTGAATGGCTGGCAAGAGTTGAAGACAATATTTTTGAGGGACTACCGTTAGAGCGAGCGAGGGTTTGGCCTTCAGAATTCTTAAACTGCATTCATATAGGTGTTGATCTTGAAAGGATTAAAGACCCGTTCATCATCTTTGTTTTAAAAAGCACCTTAGATACTTTTGATCATGAAAAATATCCAGAAATTAAGAAAAACATTCAAGATGTTATCGCGTTAATTGAAAGAAAGGCTCCAGCCAAAGATTTTGAACCCTACGCCGCCGCCTCCGCCGCCGCCGCCGTCTCCGCCGCCGCCACCGCCTACACCGTCGCCTACACCGTCGCCTACACCGTCGCCTCCGCCGCCGCCGCCGCCTACGCCGCCGCCGCCGCCGTCTCCGCCGCCGCCACCGCCTACACCGTCGCCTCCGCCGCCGCCGCCGCCTACGCCGCCGTCGCCGCCGTCTCCGCCGCCGCCTACGTCTATGAAAAATTTGCCAATGAACTTCTTCGGCTTTTGAAGGAATGTAAATGACCACGCCGAAAACCAAAGCCATGGAGAAATTGGATGAAATATGTGGCACTTCATACGGAAACAGTGAAAGAGAAGCCTTAATCGACTCCTTAGCAGCCATCGTGCGAGAGATGATCGGGGCTTTGGAAGGTTACGGTAATGAAGCTATGTATGGTCAGCATGGAAGGGCTGCTCGTGAAACCCTCGATTCCGTGTATCGAAAGCTAGGCGAGCTGGGATGAGCTATCAAAAACCTGATTATAGTAAGGTGATCACTATTCGAAGACCAAAACCTAAGAAAAGGCTATCATGATTTGGTTCACGTCCGATACTCATTATTGGCATAAAAACGTCATTAAATATTGCAACCGACCATTCTCATCTGTTGAGGAAATGAACGAAACCCTTATATCAAATTACAACAAGGTGGTTTCACAAGACGATACTGTGTATTTTTTGGGGGATGTTATTTTTGGTGGGACCACAAAAGCTAGGGCCATAATTGAAAGACTGAACGGCGAAAAGCATCTAATAATTGGAAATCATGACGTGGTTAACAGGGCTGAAAAATGGCTAAAACTTGGATTTAAAACGGCCGTTCATAGTATGAAGTTTGGAACCGTTCATAGTATGAAGTTTGGAAATTTTAACCTTTCTCACTTCCCTTATGCAGGTTTTGAGGCCGATGAACGCCATTTTGAACATAGACTAAAAGATGAAGGGGATTGGCTTTTTCATGGCCATGTTCATCAGCACTGGAAACAAAAGGATAGGATGATAAATGTGGGGGTCGATATCTGGGACTTCTATCCGGTTTCCTTGCCCGACCTTTTAGATATTGTTGTTGGCGAATTATAGCGCGCCGCGCACGGCAATTTATGCGCATTGAATTCCTGAGGTTTTAAGTTACCCTTAAGGGTAAATGATAAAATATCTCTTTTTTCTAATTTCAACCACAGCTTTTGCCCAAACCATTCCAACTCTCACTGACAGAATCGTTTATTCAAGCACAAACGTTGGAACGAGTTCTTGGGTTCAAATTTTTGCTTCAACCACGTATACGGTTGGAAATCTTTGTGCGGCCGATTCAAGCGGTCAAACCATGGAAATCGGAGTCGGGAGTGCTGGAAATGAGGTAAGGTATCTCTTGCTTCCAGCAGGAGGGGGATGTTTTCCTAGATCCTTAAACGCCGGAGTTAGGGTTTCTATTCGTGCTGTTAGCGCCACGGCTAATTCAGGCGAATTGGATATGAATTTGTTTCCATAAATCATTATGAAGAAAATACTTTTAGGCTTTCTTTTCTCGGGGTTTGTATCAGCTCAAACTCTTTATCCTCCAGTTATTTTTAAATCTTCATGTAGCTCTGGAATTTATAATGTCCCAGGACAAAGCTGCCTTGTAAGCGGTGGGACCCCTGTCACCCCAGGAGGTTCTTCTGGCTCCATACAGTTCAACAATTCAGGGGCTTTTGGTGGATTCGGCACTTGGGACGGCACAACGCTCACTGATCCGGGTGCCTTAGCTGTTACCAATAATGTGATTATAAACGGCTTGGCGAACATGACCGATCCTTTGGATGTGTTCTCTCAAGGGATCAGCTCATCTACACCGTCACTCTCGGTATCCTACAACGGAAGCGTGCAGACCTTGAATAATACGCTAGACGATTCAGCCGGGAATGCAATTTTTGGCGTTGGCTCAAATAATCTTAGCATCGAAGGTGGAAATGATGGAACCCCGAATCCTGTTCTTAGCCCAAACTCTGCAACCTGGGCGATCAATGGAAATGGTAGCGCTTATTTCGGAGGCTGGTCTTTTGATGGGGGAGATGTTCTATCAGATTCCGGTGGAAATATTTACACAGACACTTTGAACGCTAGTAACCAGGTCGCGGTGCACGGTTATAGTGGTTTAGCTTCTCTTGGAATCGTGGGGGACGGCTCTGATCTCGCTTTAGACGTGAGTAATTACAGCGCTCAAATTGGCTCATGGGTTTTCGATGGGGAAGATGGCTTAACTGACACTGGCGGAATTCTCACAACCTCAAAAGTTATTTCTAGTGTTTACAAT